GGTTTTTAAGTTAGATAGATCTTATAATGATATCAAGGATATACTTCCAGAATTACAATATTTTTCAAACGAATCAAGAATTAATTTAGATAATTTTGAGATATCAGATTTTTATCATAGTTATCTACTAAATGCTTATAGCCAAGATGAGATAGCTAAGAAATTTAAAAAATCAAAAAGCTTTGTATCAATGATTCTCAAGTTGCAAAATATGGATTCTAATCTAAGATTGTATTGTGTGCAATTCCAAAATCATTGTTATTCTCAAGATAAGTTCAGTGTACTGAACTCAGAAAATAAATTAGTAAATGACACCTTCTACGAAAAGAATAAAGGCAAGACAATTGGTATGGACACACTATATAAGATAGCTCAACATGGTACAGTAGAGGCACAAAACAAAGTCTTCGCAAGAGCATTTCATAAGAGAATGACAAGAAATGAAATATTATTACTAGACCGTGATTTTTATTATGTAGAATTCATTGATGACAAAGAAAAGATTACAAATTATTTTGATGGTTTTTTAAAAAAAGTAGATAATTTTGATATTTTTTTCAAGACAAAAAAAGGAAAATTAATATTGGAAAAAATAAAAGAGATAGATATTTTACTTTCATAGTTTCTAAAAAAGGATAATTATTTCTTTTTATCCTTTTTTTTATCTTTTTTATTCAGTAGATTTTTACCAGCAAAGTAAGTGATAAGTCCACCCACAAAAGTTACTAAATTTTTACTATCAGACACATCAAATTCTATTATGATTAATATAGAAACTAGTAATATAAGCAATGATATTAAGTAAGTCATTATTTCTGTATTTAACATCTTACCTCGACATTGTTTTTATTATTAACATAACTACAGCTATTGATGATCCAAATACAAGAGAGCCTAATACTTCCATTAGATATATTTCACTCCATTTTTTACCAAAATATCTTTTGCGTAGTTTGGTAATGCAGTGTATTTATTGTATCTATTCCTATACCAAGTTGTTATAGCATCTTGTGTTCTTGGTCTTATATCTACATGTACAAATTTCCCAGTTGTTCTTTCATCTGCATATAATCCAAGCCCACCAATTTTATTACCAAAATGTTTAGCAAAGAATTCAAAAGATTGTATACCTGTCATTCTTGGTATTATTAAGTCACACGCTGTTCCTTTTATATGTTGACTATCTTTAGCCCCTCCGATCAAACGATTATGTTCTTCACTTCTCCAACCGCTTGTTATTTGTATTGATGTTCCAAGTATATCTCTTGCGGGTTGTAGCACTTCTTTTACTAGTTTTTCAATAGACATTCTTGCGTTTATTGGCACTTGATTTAATTTTACATTCCCTATAAATTCGCTATAAGAAAAGTTATTTGATATATCACCCATTTTTTAAGCCTCGATATAATGTAATATTATTAAGCCAGATCCACCTTTACCCACTGTTGAGCCTGATGCACTTTGGTCTGCACTACCACCGCCACAGCCTGTATTATCAAGTGCGTTTTCTCCACCGTTTGAGTTTGGTGAGTTTTTACCAGCACCACCACCAGAGCAAAAACCAGTACCAGCTCTATTGTAGTCTTGTCCACCTTTACCTATTAGCCCATTCTCACCTTTTATATTTGAGAACAAAGTAACAGGGTTAAAGCTACCATAAGCACCTTTTACACTCAATGTTTCATATTGCCAGATAGCATTTAGTATATCTATATCAGATATACCTTCTTTACCTCTTCCAGAAGTTACACCACCACTTTCACCGCTTGGAGGGGTAGATGTGGAGGCGTCTAGCCCTCTTTGTCCACCTTCAGATGTTGTGCTTAAGAATATTGTATCTGTTCCATTGCCGTTGCTTACAGTCCCATCTCCACCTATTCCAACAGTAGCAGTATAAGAACCAGTACTAAACCCAGTGTTATTCACGTTTATTTTAAATTCGCCACCAGTACCCCCAGCCAAAGAGCTACTTACCAAGGGCGAACCACTTCCACCAGCACCGATTAAGACAAGGCTATAAGCAATTACATTATTTGTAAAAGCCTCAGTTCCAGAACTCGTTATAATTTTTCTTTTTAATTTTGAGTATGATCTATTCAAATGGTTTCGCCAAAATCTAAAGTTGTTTTCTTTCATTGCCTCAAAAAAGTTTTCATTGTTCAAGCATTCTTTTAAAAATTGACTATCCATACATACATTCTTAGAACCTTGTAGACTATCATTTACAGCTCTTAAAAATCCATTTGATTCAAATATTATAGATTTAGCTGTTGTAGAGTTTTTTAATATATCTAATGCCGTAGATTGCTCTACAATTGGTCTAACCATGGACTTTACAGACATCAATAATTTAAAGTCAGCTCTATTTATACTAGTAGATAATTCAGTTTCAAGTGTTGTGCCAGTCAATGCACCAGCTAAGATTCTTCTTTGTAGACTTACCGCACCAAGGCTTCCCATTTTAGTTATTCTCCAATTCTTTTACTCTTGATATGAGTTGTAATATTTCATTTTTCATTATTTGGTTATCTTCCTCTAATTCTGATTGCCTAGCTTCAGAATATGCAATTATAAAGTTTGGGTGAGGTAATATTAATAACCATCTACCAAGACCAATATTAGGTTGTATCACTGTTTCACTATCTTCTGTTTGGGTATTAGATATATTATATTGATACATTCCATAATCATTTATATAAGCAAGACTTTTATCTACAATAGTAGTCACATCTATATTTTTTAGATCATTTACATTAGTTGCATTGCTTCCAAATGCTCCGCCTTCTTTAAGCCATTCTAACCATTGATTTATTATGTTAAGTAGCCAATTAAAGTTTTGGGCTGATGGTTTTTCAAGTGGTACAAACCCGTTGTTTTTATGTGATAGTGTAGGCTCAGTTATTAGAGCTGTTGGGTTTGTAGCCCATTCAAGGGTTTTTGTTGGTATTGGTATAGACATTATGAAGTAGATAACTCTCCATCATTAAATCCGTGTGCTTCAAGGTCTCCATCAAATCCAAAAGGAGTATTTGATGTATAGTTTACGATGTCTATTTCTATTGGTAAAGTTGATTTTATCAAACTTTTTTTTATATCTTCTATAGATAATAATAGCACACCTTTTAGGTTTATGAGTATACTAGCAGGATAAATATCTACATGAAAAATCTTTGTTGCACCAAATAAGGATAATATAGAGTTTACTTCTTGTGCTGTTCCATTGCTTATATGTTCAAATATTTTAGAGTATATAAGACCTTTATAAGCATTATCGTTTATACTTGCTAATCCTGTCAAAGGTCTTGGTATATCTATATTTTCGCCTATCAGTTCAAGTGTGTTGTCTGTTGCGTTCTCTATAATTCTTTTTAGATATATTTCAAAGAATACGTTCTCAAGTTCTTGTATCTGTTTTCCTATTATATCCATTTTTTTAGTTATATTAGGTAAGTACTTCATTTGAGATAATAATCTATCTTTAGCTTGTTCTACATGGTCTATTATTTGTACTATATTCATATTACATTTACCACTATATTTGTCTGTTGTATTCTTGCTTTCTCTATGTTTGAGATACTTATATTTGATGCCAATGTTGGTACAGGGTTTACACCTTGTAATATATTCACGTCTATTATTCCATCTATAGCGTCAAGTATTCCGATGGCTCTCCAGTTTAGTACGTCATCACCATTTTTTAATGATAACCCATACTTTTCTAGTAATATTTTTACTAGTGATATACCATTTGGAGGAAACTTTGATATATCTCTTGTGATATTTACTATCATGTAGATATCTTTATTGATTACTCTGTCAAATTTTATTGTATGTGTGTTCCCTTGCTCATCTATTACAGTGTTTGTTATAGTTCCATGTGTTTCGATACCAGCTCCTTTTGATATCCTTATTTTATTAGCTATATCTTGATCAAGACCACCATCTATTATTATATTTATTGAGTTTGGAGGTAATCCATTAATATCTGTCGTTGGAGTCCTGTTTTCTCTACCATCCACATATATGACTCCGTCAACTTCTCTAACTTTATTTATCACAGCTGTCAATGTTCCGCCTTTTGTCACAAACAAAGCTTCATATCTTCTTAGTCTTAATTCGTCGTCGGTTTCCTCGTTTCTTCCTATAATCTCACTTGATAGGTTTGTTACACCATCCCAACCAAGAACACTGTTAACTATTGTATCCACTGTTCCAATAGGGGCGGTTATTAACCCATATTCTTCAGACTCAGCATCTACTGTTATTGAACTTGTTGGCGGTATAATTACAGTAGACAATGTTATCCAGTTTTTATTATTTGAGGATTGTTTTACTATACTTCCAGAAGGTACTGTTATTGCTGTTGACCCTGTTGTTGATAGTGTTAGAGTTACTTTTGATTTTTTTGCTTCTAGCCTTGTTATACCCAAGTAGCTCACAGAATTATCAAGTGATACACCTTGAGCAAATTGTACAAAAGGTGAATAATACACAGCTTCTGCAAGTTCCCATAGTTGGGATATCCTTTCAGACCATATACTGTTTTCTATACCAATATTACTATCATTTGAGGTGTCAAAAGTTTGCCCGTATGCAGTTTTATAATCTTGATCAAGCTCATTTTTTATTTCAGAAGCTGTCTTTCTGTTAAAACCTGTTGGTGTTATACCGTGCGTCATATGATTATATTATCCTCGATTATTGTTCCATTATTTAATTTTACAGTGAAGTCTATTTTTAATTTTCTATCTTCTCTTATAAGCTCAGTATTGAGTTTTATTATATTTAGTACGCCTTCAGTTTCTTCTATTTCTTTTCTAAATATCTGTTTGATACTATCTAGGTCAGGGTTTTTAACTAATACTTCTTCAAAATATGGTATACCTAGTTCATTGTTTAAGAACCATTCACCCAAAAATCTTTTAAGTCTTAATTTTAACCTTTGTCCTATTTCTTGGTCATTCTCAGCTATATCAATTTTATTATTTGTATAGTCATAATCACCATTTGGTAATGTTTTAAAGGCTTTTCTCATGAATCTATTTTTACCTTACTACTTGATACGTCATTTATATTTACAGTTGGTGTAGGTATCCCTAGAGCCTGTAATGCTGTAGCCACAACTTGCACCCATGCATTTACACTATTAAAATTATCGTTTGTTTTATCTGCTTTGGCTACTGGTATACTAGCACTATGAGAACCTATTTTAACTTGACTAGCTGACACTTTATATTCATTTGTTGTTATTTCTATGTCATTAGTCCATTTTGTTATAGAATTTCCGTCTTCTTTACCTATTACCAAACCATCATTATTTGTATAAGACGGTTTATTTTTATTTGTAGTGATTGCAGGAAAAAACAAAGCATCATTTATATCATGTTTTCTATTTTCACCAGCTAATAATTGAGCTTTGCCGTCTGTGTCTTGGTAGTCATCTATAGACCTTTGACAAAAGTGTAAGTATCCTATATCACCCTTTTTTATAGGCGGTTTTACCATGAAGCCACCCCCACGATATATCATTATCGGTACATCATTTATTATAGGGTGATCTTGTTCTATTTCATTGTCTACATCTTGGTATAAGCTTTTAAAAACTGGTTGAACATCAACAGTATATTTATTTAGATCAATATTTACGACGTAGCACGGTACACCAGTGTTTATTTCTGATAGATAACCATCAAATAGGTTATCCATGGTTTCTTGTATTGATTGTTCTTGGTTATCTCTGAAGTTATCCATATTTTTGTGCCTCAATATTTGTATACCAGTTTTCACTGTCACTATCACCTTCATGTATTACATTTGTTATAAGAAACAAACCTTTTGAGTTTTCGCTTTTAAGCTCTACTATACGCCCTGTATACATATCGTGTCTTATTAGTGATTTTGCTTTTATCCCTTTTTCTGTTAATTCTGGTGTACCTATTAGCCCTGATTCTTGATCTAATAATATTATTTCTTCGTTTATAGCTTCGGTTATATGTCTTACATGGATTACATTGTGTTGTATGTCAGGGAACATCTCATCTTTGGATAAGTATTTTGTTAATTTATTAAATGTGTTTCCCTTCAAAGTTAAGCCATTTTTATGATTCTTTTTTTTTATTTTATTTGTCTTTATGACACCTACAGGCAACCCTGTTTTTTCTGTTATTGATTTAACTACATTCGCACTAGGTGTATCACCTTTGAAAGACACAGAAAAGATTTTATTTTTTGTTTGTTTTATCCCATCTTTAGCCGTTATTGTTGTTATCCAGTCTGTATCATCTTTTGATGAGAAGTATTTTTGATATCCTGTCACACCATCACCACGTCTATTATTTACTATATCGTTATGCCCTTTGAATATTCTGCCAAAGTTTGCATCATAACCAGCCCATAGCTCTATTTCTATTTCACTTTGTTTGGCTTGAAAAAATGATCGACTATCTCTATTTAAGTTGGTTATGCTCAAGTCAAGCTCATTTAATTGAGCAGATCCAAATAATTGTACTTTGAATTCAATTCTTATATCATCCCATTCTCTTACTTGGTTGCCTTTAGTAGCTTTCAATAGCCATTTTCTATTATATAATTCTTGATTAGACATCTTCTATACCATCATCATATACCAATACACATCTAGTACCGAGATCATCCTGTAGAGCTTCTATTTTTGTATCACTCACATCTATTAGATATAGTCTTCCCTTTGGTAATTTTTTATTTACAATATTTTCAAATATAGGATAATTTATTACTAGTCTTACACCTTCTACTATTGGAGTGTCATCTATTTCATATATAGATATACTCCAGAAACTAGCTCTTACGTTATACAGTAGTCTAAGTTTATATTCTATACCACTCAAGACTACATCTATTAAGTAATTTGTTTCATTATTTGATAGTGGTATTTCTAATATTGACATTATATCCTTATCTTTTTAAATTTATTTATATTATTATTAGCTTGTTTTTTTGCTTTCTCTTCTAGTTCTCTTCTCTCTTCTTTGCCTTTACTTATTTTTTCATTGTACCTTGCTTGACTATCTTTTATCTTTTTTTCTAGTTCTTTGTTATTTGTAGGATTTTTCTTTTCTATTACTTTTTTATTGATTTTTGATATCTTTGTTTTAGTAGTTCTTATTTCTTCTAGTCCAAGACTAAAATCTAAAGCGTCTGTATTGTTAGAGCTTCTTGTAGTACTTACTGATGACAATATATAATTTTCATATATTTTATTTGTTGATTTTACAGTACATTTTTTTCTTAGATATTTTTCTAGTTGAAATTTTACTTGACTAGGTGAATTTTCTTGGTTTGACATTCCATTAGATATTATTCCCTTTAGTGTCATAGTTTGGTTTTCATCTATTGTATGATCTGATATCTCACTACCATCTTCTACTTTATGTTTAGTTACTCTAGCGTTTTTACTATCATCTATTGATATAGTGCAGTCTATTTCGAGTTGATAGTTATCAAATATTAATTTAGTTCTTTTCATTATATTTCTCTCAAACGGTTTCTATTCATGCTTTGAACTTGTTTTTGAAAGTTGTTATTGTTATTTGACATAACTTTATTTAGTTTGTTTGGATCTCCACCATTTATTATATTTACATTCTTTTGACTATATGAGCCTCTTTTATAATTAGGAGGTAAAGCTGGACCAAAAATGGGAGCAGATATTGATGGAATAGTAACACCACCAGAAAAAGCACTTTTTAATTTTTCCCATGATAATAATAAGTTGTCAAATACACCATTTATATTTGTTCCAAATGCTGATAGTATATAGTTAACTACACCTTCTATAGTTCCCCTTATATCATTCCATATTCTCATCATGTTTTCTCCGAATGTTTTTTGTTTATCCCATGTGGAAGCTAGATACACGCCAAGAGATACCAATATACCTATTAATCCAGCCCCACCAATAACAGTTATCAATGTTCTTATTATTCCTGTATTTAACATAAACATCCTTGATAAAGAACCCAGTTTAGGTAAAAGAGAAGGGAACATTGATGTAAGTATTACTAATGATGTTCTTATTTTCAAAAATGCTAATCCAAGACCAAACATTATAGGTGTCATAAGTGCCAATGTACTTAAGAAGGCTCTAAGACCTGTATTGTCATTAAGTTGATCAACTAAGTATTTTATACCCTTAGCTAAATTGGTTATAAATGGGGCGAGATCTTCACCCACTCTTATTTTTAGTAATTCAATAGAGTTGGATAATTTATCTACTGCGACTTGATAACCTTGCCCCATTATATCCTTAGATTTCTGAGTTGCACCCTCGTTTTTATCTATTGCTTTACTTATCCTGATAAATTCTCTAGGGTTATTTGTTGCCATGCCACCAACAACACTACCAGCGCCTTGTGCTGTCCTTCCGAATAACTGTTTAGCTTTTTCAATTCTTTGAAAGGCTGTCATTTTTCGATCTTCCATTGATTGAAAAATCTTAGCCAGTACCATGTTAAGACTAAATGTTTTACCCTTTACACCGTTGTCATCTTCACCATCTATCATTGCATCTTTACTAGATTTAAATCCAAATTCAGCTAAGCCTTCTTTTCTTTCTTGAAATTCTTTATATTTTGCAGTGCCTTTTTTATATCTATTTGGCTGATCCAATTCACTGAACATAACAGCTATATCAGTAGCTAGTTTACGCCCTCCAGTACCAGCTGTACTTCCTTTAATTCCTGCTTGAGAAGTAACAGCCAAAAACTTTGTCATTTCTTTTAAGTTTATTCCTGCTACTTTAGAAGACGCACCCATATATTTCATGCTATAAGCAAAATCCTCAAAGTTCAAAGCAGATTCATTTAATGCAGTTGATAATATATCACTTACTTTCTTTACTCTTTTAATGTCTTTGATATTAAAAGTATGCATGACATCAGATAACATTGTTGAAGCTTGATCCATTCTAACACCAGACGCTATTGCAAAGTCAGAGGATTGAGGCAACATATATTTCAACTCATTACCTTTGTAACCAGATCTTGTTAATTCCGCTGTAGATCTTGCGACCTCAACAGGTTTATAAAATCCTTCCATGGATATATTTTCTATCAATTTTCTGATAGGTTTCATATCTCGTTTATTTAATGCCCCGTATGCTTGGACGGCGTTTAATTGTTGTTCGTAACCTCCAAATGTATTAAGAGAATCTTTTATAACATTTTTACTTCCTTGATATCCTTCACTCATTACATTAAGACCAGCACTAGTTAGATGGTCAACTCTACGCTCTTGATCTCGTTGTCTTTGTTTTCTATAATCCATTTCTTTTATTTTTTGGATTAGTAAGTTTTCGGTTCTTTCCCTTCTTAATGCTTCTATTTGTCTATTAGTTCTTTCCTGTATTCTTAAGACTTCTCTTTGATGAGATAGTTGTTTTTGTCTTTCTTCTCTATCTACTTGTATTCTATATCTTCGTTCTTGTAAATTTCTTAATCTTTCTATAGAGTCAGATTTTAATTTTTCTATCGCTTTTATTTTCTCTGCTTTTATTCTTTCTATTTGTATTTCTTTATCAGCTTGTAGCCTATATTTTAGCTCTAATCTATTTAAATTCTCCTCTTTTTTATCAGAGATGTTTTTTGCGATAGCAAGTAGTTTTTCTTTTTTAATTTTCTCTCTATTTAATTCTTTCTCAACTTCTATATTATATCTATTAGATAATTTAGTTCTTAGATCTTCTTGTTTTTTTGAGTTTTGCACAGCGAGATTGTTGATTTTATCAAGAGCTTTTTTATGAATTTCAACTTTTTTCTCTATATCTTTGACCTCTTTTTGAAGGGCTTTTTCTTGTTGAGCTATCATTTTATCAAGCATTTTTTTATTTAGGTCTGTTTTTTTTTCAGTACCTTCTTTAGTTATTTTTACACCTTTTATTTTAAGTTTAAGCTCACCATTTAATATTTTTTCAGCAGTAAGACGTGCTTGTACTTCCCATTTTTTGAATTGGGTTAAGTCTATTTTTGCACCTAATTTTATTAATAGTTCTTTTACTATCATTGATTGTCTTTCATGCTTTGTTCTTCTAAATATTCTTTTTCTGCTATAGCTTCGTGTAATTCCATTAGATCACTCCAAGAATATATTTGGCGTATTTCTTGGAGTGATGCGACTTTAAGTAATATTGGTTTCCAGATAAACCAGTTTATATCATTGTTTACTATGTTATTACTATTAGACCTAGTATTTCCTCCATAAATTCGTTTATATTGTCTAAAAAACCATTATGTTTTATCACCTCGTGCATTAGTGTTATTGTGTCTATAAAATGATTTTCAAATATCTTTGTATAAGCTGTTTTTACAAACATCTCTACCTCGTTACCTTGGTCATCCATTACTATTTGTGACACATTCTCAAGCATTATAGATCTGAATTTTTTTAATGTAACACTATCTTTTGCAAGTGCTGTAATGAATGAGTTCAATATTGCCATTTCTTGATTTGATTCATTAATAGCATTA